CATCGAAGAGAGATGGCATAAAATATTCACGGTTTGCGGTGGTAAGAAACTCTTATCCCATGCTAAAAACAACGACTTTAAAGACTTGGCTGGAATTATTCCCAGAAGATACTTGGGGTGCGGTTCGTTATGCACCACCGATTACGCATCACATCAAACTACCTGCCAGAGAGGGTGCTGCTGGGATCAATATGGAAGTTATTTTTCTAGCGTTAGATCAGCCAAAAGATGTACGAAAACTTCTTTCTTTGGAATTAACAGGAGCTTGGGTCAATGAAGCAAGGGAATTACCGAAAGCTGTAATTGATGGTTTGACCCATCGTGTAGGTCGTTATCCTTCCAAAGCAGATGGTGGACCGACTTGGAGAGGGATTATTTTGGATACAAACCCTATGGACAGCGATCATTGGTATTTTCATTTAGCTGAAAAAGAAACGCCCAGAGGTGAATTTAAATGGAGCTTTTTTAGACAGCAAGGCGGTGTTTCAGAAGTTCTTTCCAAAGATGTACCAGCAGATAGTCCTGAAGCTAAAGGCTATATTTTTTCGGCTGGTAAATGGTGGAAAACGAATAACAAGGCGGAGAACCTTGGGAACTTACCCTCTGGATATTACGAGCAGTTACTAGGGGGTAAGAAACTAGATTGGATTAGGTGTTATGCCGAAGGCAAGTATGCATTTGTTCAGGAAGGTAAACCTGTTTGGTCGGAATATGATGATGATAGTATGGTTGATGATTTGGCTGTAGAGGAACATATTCCTATTCAGATTGGCTTAGACTTTGGATTAACCCCTGCTGCTGTTTTTGCACAGAAGTTACCGAATGGCAGATGGCATATTGTTCATGAGATTGTAACTTTTGATATGGGTCTAGAACGCTTTTGTCATATTTTAAAATCAGAGATTAACAATCGATTTCCGAATATGGATATACAGATTTGGGGTGATCCAGCAGGTCAGCAACGAGATCAAATCTTTGAAACAACGGCTTTTGACCATCTAAAAACTCATAATTTACTAGCTAGACCGACAGCAACTAATGATTTTAAGGTTCGAAGGGAAGCATTAGCTGCCCCTATGGGTCGTTTGATCGAAGGAAAACCAGGGTTATTAGTGGATCGTAATTGCGTCAGGCTTAGAAAATCGCTTTCTGGTGGCTATCATTTCCGAAGAATAGCGATTGGAGCTGGTCAGGAACGGTATAAAGATACTCCAAACAAGAATGAACACTCTCATATTGGTGATGCAGCAGGTTATTGTCTGCTTGGCGGTGGCGAACATCGTAGAATAACAAGAGGAAATAACCCACAATTTAGAAAACCCATACAAGCCAATATCGATTTCGATGTTTTTGCCTAGAGATTTAGAAAAAACCATGCAGATTGACGGTATATTTACCAGATTACTACCGTTTGACCCCTATCATTTAAGCCTTATGGAGTACCGAAAGCTAGATGAAGCTGTTCTTTCTGCCAATTTAGACTTCATGGTAACCGATGGCATGTCCTTTTCATGCTTTCATCGCAATCATTGTATCCTTGCTTTTGGCATTCAACCAATTTGGAAAGGTAACGCTGAGATTTGGATGCTTGTGAATAAGTTTATCGGTAAAGATAAATTCATTTTTCATCGCTCTGCCAAGCGATTATTCCCTTTTATTGCTGAATGTTTACAACTTGTTCGCTTGCAATGTCATGTCTGTTCAGAAAATGTTCAGGCTACCAAATGGATTGAGAAAATGTTATTTAATCAGGAAGGTTTATTGAAACATTACGGACCAGAGGGTCGAGATTATTATGTTTATGCGAGATACTTTAAGGGGAAATAGGCATGGGTGGTAACACATCATCTGAAAAAGCAGTAGCTAAAGAAACAGGTAGGGGTTCAGGAAGCTATAACCCTGTTACAAGAGCAATAGCTAACAAACCTAAAACAAGTTTTAAGGATTTTGTGGGTGCAGAAAGTTTTGATTATGGCAAAGCTCTAGGATTAGATACTTCTTTTGTTTTAACATCAGGCTATGTTCCAGGCAAATCGGCTAATATGGGTGGTAAAGACCCTCGACCAGCACCAATAACTATGGGAAATCCAGCAACGATGACCGAAGAAGAAGCAAGAGCTGAGTTAAGAAGGATTGGACCTACGGTTTCTGGAAGTGGTGGGAACTATAACGATCTAAGTTCTTTTGATAATTATAATTTCAGCGGTTCTCCCTTTACGTTGGAATATTTCAAAGCCGTTGCAGCCAAAGCTGGTGACGGTGATGAACTTAATGTTATTCATGGTGGTAGTGGTGGTAAACCTGCAACTACGCCCACTACTCCCACTACTCCCACTACACCAGGAAACGCTGGTACATCAGGTGATAGTTCTTCTGCTGATACCTTACAATCCTCTGCTAACGCTGTGACCATTTCTGATGCTGCTAAAGAAAGAGCCAAGGCATTAGGTTTAGAATTAGTCAATACAGATGCTATTGTAGGTGAAAACGAAGCGGATACCTTACAGAAAAAACAAGCTGCGTTGCTTGAAGCCGAAAGACGGCAAGCCATTAGACGTTTAATTGCTCGTAACCGAAGGGCAAGGTTTGGTGGCTCAAGATTGCTTATGTCATCGGCTAGAGCAAATCCAGGTGTCGGCGTACCCCAAAACCAAACAACACTTAGTCCAAGAATGAACCCAAGGGATAGCTATGCCTAAACTTAATCCAAGTGAAATAAAGAAAAAGTACGACAAAAGTAATTCGCATAAAAGACAATGGCGATCCATCTACGAAGATGCGTATCGTTATGCTTTACCCATGCGAAACCTTTATGATGGATACTACGAAAGTGCGCCTGGTCAGGATAAAATGACAAGGGTTTTTGATAGTACTGCCATACAATCCACACAAAGATTTGCTAATCGTTTGCAATCTGGCGTGTTTCCACCTCAACGTAATTGGTGCAGATTAACCCCTGGTGAAGGTATTCCACAAGAACAGCATACGGAAATACAAAGAATACTCGATAGTTATTCTGAGCGTATGTTTTCTATTTTAAGGCAAAGTGCTTTTGATCAGGCAATGGGCGAGTTTTTGCTAGAGCTAGCGGTAGGTACGGCTGTTATGCTGATCCAACCAGGCGATGATACTGTACCTATTCGATTTACTTCTGTGCCTACTTTCCTTGTTTCTTTTGAGGAAGGACCGCATGGTACGGTGGATAGTGTTTATCGAAGAATAAGAAAGCCTTTTCGTCTTTTGGATATGGAGTATCCAGATATTAACATCCCAAATGAAATGGCGCAACGCTATGCAGGGGATGAAAATGAAAATGTCGATTTGATTGAAGCGACTTACTACATGAAAGAAGATGGTACATACTGCTATCAAATTATCGATGAAACAGGACAATACGAATTATTATCAAGGGAACTTAAATCTTTTCCTTGGATTATTGCAAGATACATGAAAGCTTCCAATGAAATCTATGGTCGTGGACCTGTATTGACAGCTTTACCAGATATTAAATCATTAAACAGATCTATTGAATTGACCTTGAAAAACGCAAGCCTGTCGATTGGAGGGGTCTTTACCGCAGCAGATGATGGTGTTCTGAACCCTTCAACCGTTCAAATATTACCAGGTGCTATCATTCCTGTTGCTAGAAATGGTGGTCCTCAGGGCGAGAGTTTAAGACCCTTACCTCGTTCTGGTGACCCCCAGCTTTCTCAGATTGTAGCTAACGATCTTAGGCAAGCGATCAAAAGGATTATGCTTGATGAAAGCCTTACACCAGATAATATGTCGGCACGATCAGCTACAGAAATAACAGCAAAGTTAAGTGAATTATCACAAAATCTTGGTTCTGCTTTTGGCAGATTGATCAATGAAACCATGTACCCTGTTGTAAGACGTACATTAGAGATCATGGATGAAAAAGGAATGATACAGTTACCGTTGAAGATTAATGGTGTTCAGGTCAAAATTGTACCAACAGCACCTCTTGCACAGGCACAAAATATGGAAAGAGTACAGGAAGTTCTACAGTTTGCACAGATTGTACAGCAAACCCCAATGGGTCAGTTTGTTTTAAAACAAGATGCTTTTCTTGATTACTTGGCAAAGTCAATGGCAATACCAACAGAAATGATAACAACGCCTATGGAACGCATGGAGCTACAAAAACAAGCTATGGCAATGGCACAACAACAAGCACAGGCACAGGCACAAGGACAACCAATGGAGCAGCAACCAAATGAAACAGCAGAAGAAACCGTCAATTAGCGAACCTGGTTGGGAAGGTTTAGATGCTCAATTTGGTTATCAGGAACAAGCAGCTACCCAACTAGATAAAGAATATTTAAATTGTTTTGGCACAGAAACAGGCAAGAAAGTCTTACAGGATTTAGAGAATAAAATATTAAATCAACCTTCATGGATACCAGGAAGCAATGAACATTATGGTTACTTTCGTGAGGGTCAAAATTCTGTGATTAGAGATATTCAAAATAAAATGAGGAGAGCATTAAATGGCTGAAGAAGAAGTAGTAGAAGAGGTACAAACAGAAGAAGTTGTAGAGGAAAAGCCACAAGGATTGATGGCGAATGCTAAGAAAGAAGAAGAAAAAGTAGAAGATGGCGAGATGGCTCATGATGTTGAGCAAGCCGAACTAAAGAAACCAGAATATCTACCAGATGAATATTGGGATGCAGAAAGTGGTGCAAATCTTGAAAAGCTTATGGGCGAGTTTGAAAAGCAGAAAACAAGCTATAACGAACTTCGCAAGAAAATGTCACAAGGCAAGCATAAAGCACCAGAGAAATATACATGGGAAAACCTTGGTGAAGTCGATGCTGATGATCCATTACTTGCTACATATACCGATTGGGCAAAGGAAAACGGCATTTCACAAGAAGCTTTTGATAAGTTGGGGCAAGCTTTCACAGAAATTCAAAACAATTATGCACAGGATGCACAACTTGATTTGGATAAAGAACGTCAACTATTGGGGAAAAATGCAAATGAGATTATTAATAGCAATGTGGAATGGGGTCGTGGGCTGGTTGCCAAAGGTATTTTCACGGAAGCCGACTACGAAGAACTTGAAATACTTGGGGGGACAGCCAAAGGCCAAAGGATCATCCAGAAAATCAGGGGTCTTACAGGGGAAAAAGAAATCCCAGTCGCGTCGATCGAAGGCGAAGCACCAGACCAAGAAGAGCTAATGCAGATGGTTCAGGATGCCAGATACCAGAATGATCCGACCTACCGAAAGAAAGTAGAAAAGATGTATCAGGAAGCCTATTCTAATTCTTAAACGTAGGGTCTTGATTTTGAACAAGAACTATGATAACGATTAATTTCAAGGACAAGCCATTGTTCGCCCCTTCTGTTAATGGACAGTTTCCATAGCCCCTTTAACGGACAAGCGACCTAGTTTTAATTAATTTGGAGATAATACAATGGCAACTACGCTTTCACCAGCTTTTGTAAAGCTGTTCGAAGCTGAAGTCCATCAAGCCTATCAAGGAGCTGCCGTATTAAGAAATATCTGTCGAACAAGGACAGGTGTTGTTGGAAATACAGCTCAGTTTCCAAAATTAGGTTCTGGCGTTGCAACGGAAAGGACACCTAGCACGGACGTAGTTCCAGTTGGGGGCGTGTTCTCAGCCGTAACAGCGACTATGAAAGACTTTAGTGCATCAGAATATTCTGATATTTTTAATCAACAAAAAGTCAACTTTGACGAAAGATCAGAACTTGCTCAGTTAGTGGGTTCAGCTATCGGACGTAGAGAAGATCAAGTTATCTTGGACGCTTTGACAGCAGCTACCCCTGCTGCAACTGTAGCTAATACGGTTGTAACTTCAGGTTCAGCTTCTGCATCAGACCTTAATATTGGTAAGATATTAGCAGCTAAGAAAACTTTAGATACGAACTCTGTGCCACCTGATAACAGGCATTTGATTATTCATGCGAATAACCTAGCTGGTTTATTAGGTGATGAAAGAGCCGTTTCTGCTGACTTCCAAACTATTCGTGCCTTATCAAACGGTGAGGTAAACACCATCCTTGGTTTCCAAGTTCACATGATTGGTGACAGAACTGAAGGTGGATTAGCGATTGACGGAAGCTCCGACAGAACCTGCTTTGCTTTTCATAGAGATGCGATTGGTCTTGCCGTAGGCATTCCACCAAAAACAGAAATTAACTATGTACCTGAAAAAACTTCTTTCTTGGTAACATCTATGTTTTCTGCTGGTGCGATTTCTATCGATGGCAATGGTCAAGTCGATATAACCTGTAGGGAGAGTTAATCATGGCTTTTGATAGAGATGGATGGCAGCCAATGGGCGGTCAAGCAAAAAAAGGTTTAGCTCCGCAAATGTGGTCCTATACCTCAACAGATGCAAAGACAGATATCGATGCTTCTGGTTATTTTAACGATGTTTCAACTGATGTTAGTGTGGGTGATCTTATTTATGTTCATGCTTCAACAGGTGGAACGAGAACTTATAGTTTGCACCCTGTCGTATCCAATGCGTCAGGTGTTGTAGATATAGGTGATGGTACTGCTATTAGTGCAACTGATAGTGACTAAATAAAAGGTGACGTAATGGCTGCTGGCGATACAGACGTTTCAATTTGCTCCGAAGCTTTAATTCTGTTGGGTCAAACAGCCATTACTTCTTTTGATGACGGTACGGCAGGTGCTGGTGCTGCATCAAAAATATATCCAAAAGTTAAATCAAGTACCTTGGGAATGTATCCTTGGACGTTTACATTAGCCAAAGTACAGCTAGGACAACTAGCAGCAGCCCCTACCAATGTATGGACATACGCTTATCAACTTCCTTCACAGATGCTTACTGGTGTTCCTCGAAGGGTATTTGCTTCTGATAGCGTAGGTGCAAATGTTATTAAGGATTATGAAATACAAGGTAATCAACTGCTTACAGATTACACAAAAATCTATGTGGACTTTCAGCAGACTGTAGATGAACAATCCATGCCTGATTACTTTGTCAAGTTGCTGACCTATCAAATGGCTTGGCATTTAGCGATACCGATTACCGATCAGGCAACCATGCTTGATACTTATAGAACAATAGCCTTGGGAACAATGGCTGAAAGTGGTCGTGGTGGTTACTTTAGAACGGCAACAAATATAGATAGTGCTGGTCAAAGCACCACAGTTATTGGAGATTATTTACTGACAGAGGTACGTTAATGAGTAGGGTAACTGTTTTTCAATCAGACTTTAGTTCTGGAGAAATAGACCCTCTGTTTCTTGGACGTATTGATCTTGAACAATATCGAAAAGGTTTAGAAGAAGCCAAGAATGTAATCGTGTTACCTCAAGGTGGTTTTGAAAGAAGACCTGGTACAAGGTTTATGCTTGATCTTACATCCCATTTAGGTAGTGGTATAACAGCAACACAAGGCATAAGGCTCATTCCTTTTGAGTTTTCTACTACACAATCTTTTATGCTTGTTTTTGTTAAGAACTCTACAACATCTAGCAATAATGTTCGTATGTTTGTTTACGCATCCAAAACACAAATTACAGGGATTAATGGCGGTTCTGACCCTTACCTAGAAGTTTCTATGGGTGATGTTGATTTATCCAAACTAAACTTTACTCAATCTGCTGATACATTAATTTTAGTTCATGAAGATATGTCACCAATTAGTATTGTTCGTGGTGCAAACAATCAAACATGGACTGCTGCTTCTATTTCTTTGACGATACCAAAACACGCATTTACATTAGGTAAAGCTGAAATATCTGGTAATGTTACTCCCTCTGCTACTTCTGGCTCAATCACGCTTACCTCGGCTGGAAGTAGCTTTACTACTGCACATGTTGATCAATTCTTTACCAGAGATGATGGTTTTGGTCGTGTACGTATTGTAGAGTTTGTTTCTTCTTCTGAAGTCATAGGTGTTGTTGAAGTACCTTTTCTAAACACAACAGCTATAGCAGATAGTGCTTATCATATTGAAACAGGCTATGAGGATGCCTTTTCTACATCAAGAGGTTTTCCAAGATCAGCGACTTTTCATGAAGGACGTTTGTTTTTTGGGGGTACAAAATCGTTACCGAACACTTTGTTTGGCAGCAAGGTTAATGATTTCTTTAACTTCAAACAATCTCAAGCACTAGATGACGATGCTCTGAAAGCGACACTAAGTTCTGATAGAGTGAATGCTATTACAGGATTATTTGCTGCTCGTGACTTACAAATCTTTACAACAGGTGGCGAGTTTTTTGTCCAGCAAACAGAAGTTACGCCTATTACACCGACAAACCTAACTGTTAAATCTGCAACTAAGAATGGTTCTAAAGAAGGAATAAGACCTGTACAGACTTCGGATGCTACTTTGTTTATAGATCGTAATGGTGGTGGTTTAAGAGAGTTTCTTTATAACGATGCACAGTTAAACTATAATGCGAACAACGTATCTTTCTTGGCTAGTCACCTGATTAAGACCCCATTGAAGATGGCTATGCGTCAATCTACTGATACAGACGAAGGTGATTTATTACTAATTACTAACGGTGAAGATGGCACGATGGCTTGCTTTTCTATTCTTCGACCTGTCAATGTTGTCGCTGCTAGTGAATTTGTTACTGATGGAAGCTTCATTGATGTAGGTGTAGATGTAACCGATATTTATACCGTTGTAACAAGAACAGTTAATTCTGCAACAAAGCAGTATTTAGAATTATTTGATAGCCAAAGGACAACCGATTGTAATTTACAGTATTTCTCTGGGGCAACTTCCCCTGACCAATCATTACCTGGTTCTACATCCGTATCGAGTTTATCTCATTTAGAAGCTAAGACTGTTAAAGTATTACGAGATGGTTTTGTGCTGCTAGATAAAACTGTGTCTTCAAGTGCAATCACTATAGATGTAGCTCCATCGTCTTTTGTAGAGGTTGGGCTTGACTACACGGTGGAAGTAAAGACATTACCAAGTGAACCTAATCTATCGACTGGACCTGTACAATCTAGGAAGCGAAGGATTATGGAAGTTACGCCTATTTTAAAATCAACACAAAATGTCAATATCAATGGCTTTGATGTTCACTTCAGGACGCTATCCGATACCTTGGGAACTACAATTAGTTCTTTTACAGGACGTAAACGTATCGGTCCATTACTAGGGTTTTCTGAAACAGCACAGATTACCTTTTCTCAATCTCAACCATTATTCATGACAGTTCTTTCTGTAGAATATAAACTAAGTACGGCAGCAAACTAATGGGTGTATTATTACAAGTAGCAGGTCTAGCAACGAATATGGCAGCAGCACAACAGCAAAGAAAAGCTGGTGCATTAACGCAAGAAAGATATAATGTTCAAGCACAGAATGAACGTCTGAAGTATCGCTTTGAAGCGAATAGAAGTAGACAACAAACGGCACAAATACTTAGAAGAGCTAATGAAACACTAGCTTCAGCCAATGCAGGTTCTTATCGAAGAGGTGTTGATCCTTCTACATTTAACCTTGCAATTAATACAAGAATACTTTCACCAGCAATAACTGACCTCATACAATCAGATGTGAACACACAACTAGCGGAACTCTCAGGGGAAGCACAATATGCTGATCTTATTAAAGCAGGTGAGATAGCCAAGGCTGGTGGCATAACAGCAGGTACTATGACAATGGCAAGTGGTTTTCTTAATGCAGCGAGGATTGGCTAATGGTAGCTCCTTATAAGCGCACAGGTTTGATGACTTCTAGCTTTCAAGGGTCAAGCGGTGCAGCTTTAGCTGAAGGTATTCGTACTTCAAATGCTTTAACTAGTCAGCTAAATCAAATGTCTAATTTCTTTTTTAACCAAGCTGCAAGGCAAAGAGAAATAGAAGGTACTGAATATGGTTCTGCCAATGCACCAACGATAGAACAGATTGCAGAAGCTACAAAGACAGGAGGAAGTCTGTTTGATTTTGCACCAACTGTTTTTGGACAAGCAGCTAAAAGGGCAGCGTTAGCACAAATAGAAAATGAAATTATTGTTGATAGTACTAAAAGATTTGATGAATTAGTATTTACAGCATCCAAAAATATGTCATCTCCAACGGTGCTTAGAAACGATTTAGATGCTGCTATTGCTGGTTATGATGAAATATTAATCGCTACATCCCCTTCCCTAGCAAATAAAATGAAAGCAAAACTTGCTTTGACGGCTCATGGTCAGTTTGATGCGTATAGAAAATCTTATCAAAAAGCTATGTCTAAAGGCGGTTCTTCTGCTAATGCTGAAGCTATTATTGCTCATAGAGGTAATTTTGCAATTAAATTAGAAGCTGTATTAAGCACTAATCCTACACCAGAAACAGTACAATTATTTTTTCAAACAGATAGATTAGAGTTTATGAACTCAATAAGTTCTTTACCAACAGCCAATGCACAAATTACACAATTAGATAAATATAATAAAAGTGTAAATGATGCTTTGGTTTCTTTAGCAGTAAAAAATATAACGGCTGATGAAGAAAACAACTTGAAAGATGATATCAAAAACGTCCGTGAAGGCATACTGTTAGATGGTAATACAAATGAAATAGCATTAGCAAATATTATTGTTGCAAACTCAGATGCTAATGTAAGATCAGATATAGCTCAAAAACTTAGAGAAATTAGGCAAGAAAGGCTATCTATTGAAAGTCAAGAAAATGATAAAATTAAAATACAAAATGACGCAACAAAGATTGACGTTAGTAGAAATTTGTCTGAATTAACAATTAAATTAAATAGTAACGATCCAGATATACGAGCAGAAGGATTAAGAGAAGCAGAAGTAGAAATACAAAAAGTAGAAATATTTGATTTTCAAAAAGGGCAAGAACTTAGAGAACAATATTTAAGTACAAGAGGTTTTAGACAAAATTCAGATATAGTTGCTTTTAATACAGTTCAACAGGAAATAAATGAATTAACAGCTAGTTTTGATACTTTAGCTAAAAAAAAGAACTTGTTAAGTTTTACCGATTATCAAAACTTTAGACAACAAATTATAGAAAATGAAAATGAGGAATATAAACTTGCACTATTATATTTTTCTGGTGATAGAGGTTTTAAATACAATCCAGAAGTTGATAAGTTTATGGGTGATGAGGATACCCTATTGGCTGCAAAGAAAACACTTTATGATCAAGGGAAATTATTTATAAAACAAAAGCTTATAGAAGCTCAAAGAACAGGTGCAGATTTTGACGGACTAGCACTTGCTGAACAATTTGTTAAAGATGAAATAGGACCACTTAAAGCACAGTTTATTGAAGATAGTAGAACACAGATTGTTGCAACAACTAGCCTTATTTTTAGTCAAATTAATAATTTATCACAAGAACAAGAAGAAACTTTTAATAGTGTTATTAATAATCGATCACCAGACTATGTAGGACTACTTGAATTTTTAACCAATGCTCAAACAAGTGACAGTTTTGGTGGTTCACAAAAAGACCTTATGAGAACGCAAGCAAACAAATTAGCAATCTTTTTGAATGATTTAAGAGAGTTTGGACAATGACAGACTTTATGGAAGAAGTTATGCGATCAAGGTTTATCCGTGAACACGGTAATCCTAATGATATGGTTATTGAGCCTGGAAAAGCTTATCATGTACCTTCCTTGCAAGCTAAAGAAAAGTTTGGTTTGTCTGATCCCTCTGATACGACTATTACAGAAGCTACTCTAAGCAATGCAGATACAGATATTGGTCGAGATTTTATTACAGCAAGTAAGATGCTGTATGATTTTTCTAAAGGTGAAAGCCAACAAGAACAAGCAGCAAAGTTTAACACTGACCCTGTACCTGATATGTTATTTAATCCAGCCAAAGGTAGAGATTTAAGACCTAAGTCTGTTAAGACATTTCAGGAAAATAACGTCAACAAAGAACCACAAACAGATCAAGAGTTTGCTCAATGGGGTATTAATCATATTGGTATGTTGGAATACAATCTTACTCAATTATCAGCAACTGCTTTTGATAGTCGATTACAGGACAATCCACAGATAGCTACAGCTTTATTTCATGCAATGAGTACTTATGAAAAGCTACCTATGTTTACAAAACGAGGAACAATTAGACTTATCAAGGGGTTAGCTACCGATCCTCTTACATATCTTGGTGTTGGAACATTAGGAGCTACAGTAGCAAAAGGTCTTTCTAAACAAGCACTTAAAAGCAGACTTAAATCTTTTATAGGTCCACAGGCTTTATTGATTTATGAAGGCATGGGATATGGTGCTTTTGATGATTACAGCCGACAACAAATAGCTATCAATGCCAATCAACAAGAAGGTGTTGACCCTGTTAGGTTAGGTACATCAACTGCCATTGGTGGTGCAGGTGCAGCGGTTCTAGGTGAAGCAGGTAAACAAGTTGGTAAGGTTGCTAAAAAAGTAATGACTAAGAAAAGGAAACAAGGTGGTTAGAAATCTAGGTTCAAAAGTAAGTCAGAAGATAGCTGACTATGTAACTAAAACAGATGCCTTTGTTTACAAAGGTCAAGCACCAGATGAAGATATTACTAAGATAGATCAAGGTGATGTAATCTTAAAAGGTTTATCTGATGACGAAGCTAAATCATTACAGGACGCTATCAACAAAAGTGGTTATCAAGGACCAAAAGTAAAAGCAGGTTTAGATTTATACCGTATTGGAAAGATATTTGAAACTGACCTTGGTGACGAAGATGGTGCAGTATTGTTAGGAAATCTTCTTCAAAACATAAAACAGAATAACAAGGCGTTATTTAATTACGCTAGACGAGATACGAAGTCTATGGAAGATATGGTCAAGCTTTTAGAAAAAAAAGGTTTAAATGATATAGTCATATCTCTTCTTGGTAGAAATCCAGATACTGACCCTCTACCCTTACCAGATGACACTTTAGCAGGTATTATTGGCGTTATTAGACTTGGTGCAGAATTAGACTATGCAAACAAATTAGTTATGCAAACTTCTGACCCAGAACAAAAACTTATAGAATATAAAAAGTTTGCTAGGTTGGCTGCCTTACAAGCAAATTTAACAGCAAATGTATCAGGTGCGGTTAGTGAATACGGTAGAGGTTTAGCGGTTGTTAGAAACATAGCTAAAATTAGAGAATTTAATTTAAAAAATTACGCACAGCAAATTACAGAATTTATTGATGATATGGATGAAACAACGATTGATGTACTTGATTATTCTCCTGATGAAATCAATTTAAAAATGTTGCAATACACAAGATTGTCCAAAACAGGAAAAGCAGAAGTTGTTAAAAAGAAGTGGTATTCAAAAGCAATAGATATTGGAAATGAAATATACGTCAATGCATTATTAACAAATCCAGCGACACATACCGTCAATATGGCAGGTAATGCTGCTTTCCAAGTTTTGTCATTAGTAGAAAGAGGTGTTGCAGGTGGTATAGGTACTATTAGGCAAGGTGTAAATGTCTTGCGTGGACGGTATCAAGGTTTAGATGCCATTGAGCTTGAAGATAGAGTAAATACAGATGAATTTATTCACGAAGCAGTTGGGATGTTTGGTAGTATATCTGATGCTTTAGTATTAGGTGGACGGACACTGGTAACAGGTGAAAGCGGTGATTTTGCATCAAAGATAGATTTGCGTAATTACAGGACTATAGGAAAAACATCAAACATATTGGAGATAAAAGAAAATCTTATGAAAGGTGATGTTTTAGGTTCTGGTATAGATATGATTGGAGCTGCTGCAAGATTTCCAGGTACAATGTTATCAGCAGAGGATGAGGTATTTAAAGTTATTTCAAGAGGTAGAGTAAGAAGAAGAGAAGCAAGCCGAAGAGCAACTACGGCAATGAGAGATGTACTTAGAGCTAATGGTTCTAAGGGTGAAGCTATGGATGTATACAAACAAGTATTCACAGAAATTATGCACAATCCACCTGATGATGTTGTAGAAATGATGGACTTAGAAGCAAAGGCAATGACGTTTCAAACAGACTTGACAGGATTTCAAGGGGCGTTAGCAAGAAACATAAGTCATCCTTTACTCAAACCTATTTTTACTTTTGTTAAGACACCAACAAATATTGTTAACCAAGTATGGGATAGAACTTTTGCTGCACCTTTCTCTGTAGCTAGAGCCTTAAAAAAGGGTCGTGAAGGTATAAAAGGAAGTGGTAGAGAGTTTGACGAAGCTATGGCGAAGTTAGCTACAGGTTGGACAATCTTTGGTGGTATGTTTGCTTTATCTATGGGTATGTATGGCGATAATGTTGTTGTTAATGGTTCTGGTCCACAAGAAAGAGCAGCAAGAAGAAGAAGAGAAGATAGAGGAGTGCAACCCTATTCTATATCAATTAAAAATGAAAAAGGTGAATATACAACAATACCATTTAGTCGGTTAGACCCTCTCTCTGGAATATTGGCTATATCAGCAGATATGGCAAGTGTTATAAAAAGTATGCCTGACGATCAAGCAAGTGCAAAAGTTGTTCAAGATATGATGATGGCAGGTGTTCTTGCCGTTGCACAATATGCAGGTAACTTACCTTTCTTGCAAGGAACATCAGAATTATTTCAAGCGATTGGTAGTCCATTTAATAATACAGCAGAAAGTTTTGCAAATCTTACAGAGTTTTTTGGTAAAAAAGTTGGAGATGTTGCAGTAAATGTTGGCGGAAGTATTGAAGGTCGTATGTCTTTTGGTTTAGTTTCTTTGGCAAGGCAGTATGTTGATATACCTTATATTGGTTCTACATCCTTTTCAGCAGCAATGAAAAGAAAACTTGATCCTGTATCCAGAACATCAAGATTACCTGAAGAAAGGTTTGAAGTGTTATTTGGT